AATGAAAATAGAATTGGGGATTGGGTATATTCTAAATCTCAACAAATAAAATACCCTCAATTTACTCATTGTATTCAAACAGCAATCTATTCAAAACATTTTGATTATAAATATAAACCTTATTTAATTTATGTAGGAGATAATGATTATACTATCTTTACCCCTGATAATTGTTGGGAACTTACCCCTAAAGGACTTCAATATTTTTTTAAAAAATTCATACAAATAAATATTCAAAGACAAGAAATGTTGAGGATGGCAAATGGAGATATGAAAAAACTTGCTATGATTATTGGTGTGGATTGGTCAGAAATTAGAAACTACAAATCTAATTTTTTATTAGAGAACTACCATGAAGAAGATATGCAAAGGCTAGAAGACTTTTATGAAAAACTATAAGGAGGAAAATGAACTTTAGAGAAACTTGTATTGAGTTTAATAATTTATCAAAAAAGAAAAAGGTATCAAATAATGGTGTGCCTTTAAGAGCAGTTATGATTTACAATATTATTTGCAAAGAAAAGAAGGAACTATCTTTAAAAGATATAGAGCATAAATTTTATGATTACTATCGTTCAATTGTTCCTAATGCTTCTATATCTAGGTGTGTAAATGTTTTAAAAAAATTAGGTTTAATTTTTAAACAAGAAGATGACATGGACACTAGACAAAAAATTGTAAGACTTACTTATAATGGTAATCAAATAAAACATAAATTAATTTTACAAACAGGATTGAGTAACGAAAGGAAAAATAATGACTGACAAAGTAATGATGGAACTTGCTAAGATGCAAACTGAACTAAGAAATCTTAGACAAGACAATAAAAGATACTCACAAATGTTAATAGATAGAGATGATAAATTAAGAGTTATTGATGACAAGTATAAAGAAAAAATACAAAAACTAAAAGACGATATAGCATTTAAAGACAGGATGCTTGAAACATTAAGACCAAAACCAAAAATAAAGAAAGGAAAAAATGTCAAATAATATATATAAAAAACTAAAGTTAGCTTCCGCTGACGCTAGGATGGTTAAGAAAACTGAAAAGAAAGGTGGCATGAATTTTAATCCCTTAGAACATGATGCGGTTCAAGCTGTTGCTATGGAAGCATTAATTAAAAATGAATTATATCCATACTGCACATACAAAGATTTTACTATTGAAGATGATTTTGTCAGAACTACTTGCAAGATGACTATTGTAGATTTGGATGACCCTTCTTCTTCTATTGAAATTGAAACTCATGCTATTGCTAAGAAAGATAAATATGGTTCAGGTAACTGTATGTCTTATGCAAGAAAATATGCTTTTTTAAATGCTTTAAATTTAAAAACTGGAATGAAAGATGATGAGGAAGAAGCAAAGGATATGGAAGATGGATATAATGCTAAACCATTTACTACTCAATTATCTAAAACAGTTATGAAAGAAACTAAGATAGATGACATTTATATTGCAACTCAATTAGATGTTATTGAACAAAATAAAGATAACAAGAATTCTACAGTCTTGAAAAGTGAATTAGAAAACCTCAAGACTAGAATAAGTAAGGCTGGAATTTGGGATGCGTTTTTCAAGTCTGATAACTTTAAGAAATTTAACGCATTAAGAATCAAACATAATAATAAAAGGAGTTAAACTATGGCGTTTGAATTAAAAGAAGGAGAAGGATTTTTGAATAGAGATAATGAAAATCCTGAAAAGTTTTGGGGATCATTTAAGGTCAGCCAAGATTTAAAACAAGGAGATACAATCAATCTTACTGAATGGATTAATACCAAACCAGATGGAAAGATTGTTCACAAATTACAAGAAAGAAAACCTAAACAAGCATAACTTGTAATAGATGGGGTGGTGGGTTTTTTTTGCTCCCTCAAAGTTAGTTAACTGCCACCCCTTTTAATTATGGATTTAATTGTTTTAAATGATGGTATTTATAATTTGTACCCAGTAACAAAACAGATGTTAGAAAATATAAAATTAGTTGGTTCTATAAATTGTTTTGATCTTTGTGAAATACTTAGATTAAAATTAACAACTTATGCTGATGTGCCATTCAATGAACATATTATGAATGATGGAAGCGGAAGTTTTTATGGATGTATTTGTAAATAAAATAAAGGAGAATGTATGTCAGACGACAATGTTAAATGGATAGATATAGGAGAAAAAATGGTCAAGCAAATGCTTGAAAAAAAACAAATGGAATATGGTGATTTTGATAAGAACGCATACATTATTGCAAACTTTATTCAATCAACATTAGAAGTAATTAATGGACATAAAATTAAAGTACCCATTACTATTGTTCCACAGCTTATGATTGTATTAAAATTAACCAGAACAATTGATGATGGAAGTAAACAAGATATATACAAAGAAGATACTCATAAAGATATTGCAGGATATAATGATTTATTAAAGACTATGCTTAAAAATATGAAAGAGAAGGATGAATAATGGCTAAGATATTTTACAGTCCTAGAATAAAACAAATCATAGATTTTATGTCTGCTTATTATGATGAACATGATTGTTTTCCAAAATTAGATGAGATTGGTAAAGCATTAAACTTAACTAAACAAAGAGTTGGTATCTTATTAAAGAACGCTGAGAAGTTAAAATTGATAAAATCAGACAATGTTTTTATGAGAAAGTATATGTTGACGAAGCATATAAAAAACAGTAAATTAAAAGTCAATAATTACTATGAGTTGTAAAAAAATATATTACTATGAATTTACTGCAACTCTTGAGGAGGAATTTGATTCTGTTGAGAAGGCGGCAGGTCAAATGAATGCAACAGATAATGCGGTTGTAAAAGAAATAACCCATAAAAATCTAGTGCATTCAATTATAAAAAAGGAGGATGGGAATGAACCTAAGTAATGATATTCCTAGACTGTATGGAAAGCTACAAAAATGCCATAACAAGATCATGGCTTCTGTTGACACAAGAATGTGCGTTCATACACTAAAGGACTATGTAGAGTACAAACAATTAGTAAGAAGAATTGTTGATGCTCAAAATAAAGACGCAAAAGCTATCTACGAACAGTAAATAATTTTTGCTAAATATAAAAAAACAACAAGAAAGGAAGGCTATTCATGTCTGCAAAACCAAAAGATCCCAACAGTATTAGATTTAATACTCATGTTGGAACTAAATTAAGAAATTTAAGACTACTACATAAGATGAGTCAATCAGATGTTGCAAAGGAAATAAATGTTACCTTTCAACAAATTCAGAAATACGAAAAAGGTTACAATGGATTGAGTGCATTTTTAATGGGTTGGTTAGCTCATTTTTTTAATGTGCCAGTAAGTTATTTCTCAGATGGATTTAACTTTGAAAACTTTACTAGTCATTTAAAATATGAAGATAGGTTTCCTGAAATTAACAGATGTAATCAAGTAAGAAATGAAAAGTTATATCCTAATCCCAATTCATATAACGATATATCTGACTCATATATTGAGGAAGAAATCAAATCAATAGAACAATAAATGAAATCGTTAAGTCAGTCAGGCAAGAAGTTTGATTGGCTTAACGACAAAACAATTAGAGATGAAGACCAAGATCAATTAGATTATTTAGCTAATTTGTATAACAAAACCAAAGATAGTAAATATAAACAACAATGGTATGAATTGATTAAAAAAGTTATTCGGCATATTTAATTATTCTTTCTATCATCCTCTCTCATACATTTATAATGAGCTTTACCTTTAGGATAAAAGGCTACAAAACTTTCTTGATTGGTCATGTTTTCGTTACAATATTTGCACTTACCAATATCAATAATAATAACTTTAGGTTTCTTCCAAAGTTTTTTATGTTTTGGCATAGTTAGGTTTCTTTCCTTTTCTTGATTTTCTTTCAGCTTTCTTTTTTCTTGAAACAGCAGAGGCTCTTTGACTAGCAGTCATTGATCTTGCTTTTGATAATGGAACACACTTAGGATAGTTTTTTCTTTTCTCACCTTTTGATCTTCCACAAGGAGGAAAGCCACCACCTTTTTTACGATTGGCTATGTCCACCCATTTCTCTGATGTCCACTTTCTTAAACTCATTTTCTTTTTTTAGTTTTCTTTTTAGGTTTTATTCTACCTGAACAAACTCCTGATGCGTACATATTAGCATAAGCTGAAGGATAAACTTTAAACTTTCTTTTAGCGGCAGCTTTTCCTTTTGCACAAAGTTTAGCCAT